TGGCGGACCGGAGAATTGCTCTTGAATCCATAACGGGATTTGTTTCCTTACGAGAGATTTCGTTCTCGAAAAGTCAACTTCCCAAAACCAAGGAACGCGTTTTTCAACGCTATCCAAAGTATTATGGATGTAGAACAAGTCCGGAACCGTTTTCAGGCTTCGAGTGAGAAAAACTGGTCTGACGTTGTGCCCGAGGAAGAAATCCATGCCACACGACTCCCTAAATGGTCCGTACGTGAATGATTTGTCAGCATTCACAGCGAAACCACACAGGGAAAGCAAGTCGTATAAGTAGGCACATGCGGTGGACGGCAAAACAAGATCGTCACCGTACACTGCGGATTTCCTCACTGATCCGGTTCTCCGGATAGCGCATCTTACTAGCGCGCCAAAAATCAGTGACTCGAGTGCGAAGGTATAACCATTACCCATCGAGGATATCTTCTCGAAGGTATGCTGCTTTCCCCCAATGTCACCCTTAGGTGATCTGAGGTCAAGTAGCAGGTCGTACCAAAGAGGCGGTAGGAGCATTTCGCAAATTTTTAGCGAAATTGAATCAGAGGCGGCTTTGAGGTCAACAGTGGCAAAATTATCTGCCACCGATCCCTCTAGGGCTAGCTCCTGGTTCTGTTCCTGCGAGCGAAGATCATACCCCCAATTCCGGCGTAAAGCCTTCTTGAGGACATGGTCGACCCCGAGCTGAAGATAAACATTCAACAAGGGCTCAATCGCGATAGTACGGTCCGTAAGGGCCGTCTTCGGCACAGTGGTAATTCGGCTACCATCTACTTCGCTCAACACAGACGACCAAAAGAAGTCCATGTTTAGCGGAGTCCACATCGGTATCGCAAACTTTTCGCGGTGCCAGTTGTGGAGCGCTCCGACCCATCTCGGATCGGATTCGATAGCAGCTTTAGCTAGGGGGACACAAGCCCGGGTAACGGTATAAGGTAGAGACGACCATTTATAATAACTGGTCACTTTCCCACCTTTATACAAGTCACCGAGTGATGTGCCGGGTCCGTGCTTAGCATGGCCGATGATGCTAGCGAGCTGGGGAACTTCCCCCACACAGCGTAAAATATCACGCTGAATCTCCTCAACCACCCCATAATACTTCGGGTGTGACTGGGACAGTACCTCAAGGGCACGATAGTTCTCCTTATTAAAAAGAGAACACACGCGCTCTGCAGAGTAAAAGCTCTCTACAGCCGGTGTCTTTGTATCGACACCAGGGAAAGGATACTTCTTGAGGAAAGTACTTAATTGATAGCCGCGGAAAAACGCATAACTGCGATCAATACGCCTACCAAACGTCTTAAGCATACTTCGTGGCTCAAAACGGGCAACCGCTTCGTGCAACATTCTATAGTTGCGATTTCGTATCGCACCGAAAACATCCGGTGCACTAAGCGGTGTGTAGCCTAAGTCCTGTGCTACTTGCTGATAGACCTTCCAAGGAAGATTATCAGATAGGTTGAGCTTTACGCTGAACCTTTTCCCTGATTTAACACGTTTCATGATAAACCCCTATCAGATGATAATTAGAACGTCGGCAAAAGATCGACCGCGATTTTCACGCTGTTAGCAATAAAACCTGCTACAGCGAGAATGACCGTGATCAGAAGATCTTGCCAAAATCCATCATACATGGCGAACATTGTTTAACCTTAAATTTCAAGGTCATCCGATACACTCGCCATGAATGTATCATCATCCAACAGGGCAATCAGGGTCTGTCGCATTAGAACTTTCTTTGCGGCAGTGGTCCCCACGGGCAGCGAGAACGAAATCTCGGCAATCGCTGGAGCAGTTACTGTCGTAGTAGTATCAACTCCTTCGACTTCAACGTCGTGGGTAAGTTTGATACTGTTCTTCGACACGCCCCGGTAATTACCAGACTTCGTTGCTTCCGTTCTGTAAAAGCCCAACAGTTCCCGATTAGTCTGGGAATGATTCGGCCCGTAGTACACGGACCGATTCTCGTAAACATTGTGCTTACGGTAATCGTGTTGCACAGTGCTCGCGTTGTTGGCCTCATCGACATCGATACTAAGTGTGTTATCTAACATGCTTGTTCTCCTTGTTGACGCGCTACCAGGATGAGGTTCTTACCTCAAAGGGATCGAAATAATCCCCGACCAACGATAGCTAAGTCTAAGAGTTTTGCCCAATTCAAATTCATATTGAAATTGGGTATGATTGGTCTGGGCGGACACACTGTCCGTCGCTTAATGACCATGGCAGAAGAATCTGACACAACGAGGTTACTGTAAGGATCCTGCATTATCCATATGGAGCTCTCCCAAGTTGAGGGAGACGGCTCACCAACAGAAGTTGGTTGGATAATGATATTATGGACCTCGGTAACCCAGTTAGTCAGAGGATTCAGGGATGGGTTGCTAGTCCACGAAGCTATCGTGTCACCAACATTAAAGAACCAATCAATCATGAACGATAGGGTAGTTAATTCCCAAATCGTTTCGAGAGGCTGGTCTAACCCCCACAAAGCCATCACGCCGTTGATCTCAGGATCAACTTCGAAGATGACGCCGCCACGATATACAGAGTGGCGCCACTTTGTGTAGCTAAGATCCGACGTAAATGCTTCGCCGTAATCCTGAACATGAAGGATATGGCGCCCAGAGTCAAACACTTCGTGTTTTCCACGAGATGTAACTCTTTTCCCCTTATTCAAAACGGTTTGCAGGGCTTCAACAGCCTGCTCCATCTCAAAAAGGAGTGGACGAACGGAGTAGCGAATCTCCATCCAATACCCTGCGGCATCTCTCGTGAGTCGACCTTTCTTACGGAAATACTTAATTCCGTTTTTCAGGACGGTTTTCGCCTTAATCGCGCGAAGGATAGAAATCATCCTCCGCATGACCGAAGCAATCCACGAGATAGTCTCTGGTAGTTCACCCAGAGAAGCAAGCGCCTGAATAGACGCTGCATCCACATTCGCCCAGGACTTGGTCACGGCAATTTCGCGCTCGGAGTCAAAATCCTCCAAGAAAGCGTCAATACCGGCCATAGTTCTAGGTAAGGTGCCCCATAAGTCATATCCTGCAATCTGCCAAAAGGCATATTGTGCAGAAGTAGGCTTATACACGTGGGTGTCACCTCGTTTCACCAGAAGTGCCGAAACATCATACTGAATTTTGTACATGGCGTTATTAACTATCTCACCACGTCCAATTTTCTCCTTATAATTAGGAGTTTCAGTATCCCACATGGCAGCGAACTGCCACCTGGTCGGCAAGTTAGCATACATCGGTGATGGCCAATTGGACATCGTTTGAAAATCCGAGTATGTAACTTGATCTAGTGTAATACGTTCGCGCTGACTCATCTCTACCCCCTGCCAGGAGATAGGATAAGCGTTCTCACGCATTCTCCTCCTACGTGAGTGCTGCTGGTCCTCTTTGGATCCCAGCACAACCGATGGCAAAATGGCGACAAAGATCGCCC